TTACTGGAAACGGCTGGCGTCAAAGAAGTGTTGATTGCAGAAGAAGAACATTCGGCTTACGTGAAAATCGACAGCAAAGTGACAAATCGCTTTGAGGTTGAACAGGCAATTCGCCAGGCATAAAAACGCTGCCGTTGTTCCAGATGGTTGCAGTTTTTCTTCATCATCCTGTTTTCCTTCTTCTGTTACTCGCTGCGGCATCGGGGCAGAGGAGCGACCGCAGGCAATATCCACGATTTCCGGATCAGGGTTGGCATGATCGGTTTCAGTCAGTACTTTGTTCAGATATGCAGTGACGTGAGCGGGGATGACCTCGATCCCAATTGGTGCTTCTTTCACGGACGCAACCACGATGGCGCGGGAATAATCCAGCCCGCCAGGCATGGTGATGAATTTGTCGCGGAAAACAGAAAAGGGCGGTTTATTTTCAGCGATAATTTCCTCAATGCGTTTAGCGTGTGCCGGATGAAGGTTATAGATGTCCACGTCCATTGAACGGGCCAGTACGCCAGTGGCTATATCGCGCGCCAGTGACGTCAGATCGTGGACGAAACCTTCGCCGCGATCTGTGAGGTTCCCGCCGCCAGCATTAGCACCGGAAGCCGTGCGAGTGATGCGTGAAACACGATTCCCTTTTCGCCATTCTTTTGTCAGAAGACCGCGATCAATGTGTTCGGTATCCAGCCAGGCTGAAATGAAATTCTTAAATTCATAGGGCTGATGTTTTTTAGTGATAGAGAAAACTGCCTTAATTGCATCAGTCAGGTGGAGCAGGGCGGCATTATCCAGAGTTGTCGGTTCTGCCATGCCGCGTATGGCCAACAGCAGATTCTGGACATAGCTGTTTTCCTGATCCATCTCAAGAGCAGTAATGTGTTCGCGTTGTTCTCGGGTGGCATGATGCAGGTATTTCCGATCCCCGGCCGCATACGTAAAAATGTGCAGAAGACGCTGTGTGAACCGCAAAGTGGCTACAGAGACTTCGCAATCCTGGCAATCCTCGTGGGCGTCTGCCTGCGCGTTTTCTTCCTGGCCTCCCGCCAGTTCGTTGGTTTCTTGAGCATTATCCTGGTGGTGAACGTCGTCTGGCGCTGCTCCCGGTTTTAGTTCCCATGTCATGGAGTCTTTGCTGAGTTGATAGCGTTCACTCCAGGTAAAATCGATCTCACCTTCAGGGGGAAGGTCATTAACGACAGGAAAATTTGTGGCAACAGCTTTAAAATAGTTGCTCAGTTTTTTACCTGACTTAACGATCAGGTAGTCCAGAGTGGCACAGGTCGATTCAAAATCGTCGCTTGCCCACAGGACGACGTCAGGTTCACCGGATGATTTTTTCGCTTTCCGTAACAGGAAGAGTGGTTTTGTGCTCATTGTTTTTTAACCTCAACTCAGATTAAAATTCGTTTTGTTCAGTGAATGATCTTGCCGGATACACACTGTTCATAGCCTGCGCCATACGCAGGCTATTTCTTTCAGATTTCACCTTTTAATTTTCATTGCAATTAGAGTTGCCAGAAATTCGGCTTTTTTTTTCTTGCGGGCAGATTCTTTCCGGTATGCACCAGGCACATTTTTTTGACACCTTCGTGAAGTGTTTTAACGTTGCCTGATGGACCGTCGATATCAACCACAGTGAATGGGGTTTCTTTATTTTCTGTTTTAATCACGTAGCCAATACGCTTTCCTTCCAGATTAACCTCGTGAACAATGTCATCAGTAGTTACAACAGTGGCCTCATAACTGGTAATCATGTTTTCTCCTTAATTAAGGTTGAGCGAGTCCCTGCCATTGCTGGCATAAATTCAGTTTCGCATAGTCAGTTAATTAAAGTTCGTGTGCCATCTGGTCTTTTTCGGCACAACTTTCACTACAATATTTTTTCATTTCCGTCGTTTGGATAACTCCACGCATGAAATGAAGTGGTCTTTTAATACTTTTGCTTTCTTCAATTTCTTTATTGCAAAGGTGGTAAGCACATTTTATTTTCTTAGTCATCACCATGACTCCGCCTTTACAGGTAAACCATTACGACCGAGGAAGACTTTAATCATGCAGTCAGTAATGCATGTTTTTGTGGTCAGGTTACGAATATAAAGTTTTCGCTTTTTAATATTGTTTGCCGAGGCAATATATGTCCGGCCTTCATGAAGAACATAGTCACCAGGAGTCACACACTGACGTGGTATTTCATCAGTTCCGAAGTGATGTGCAATCATAATTATCTCCATTTTTACAAATGAACTTTGTTGATGCGGTGCCTGGTGCCTCCAGGTGACTGCAACCAGTTAACAATTACAGTCGGCTTTCCCACCCAAACCAATAAGGACTAACATGACTTTTAACTGTGCCACGTGCGCTTAGCCGCATTCACCGCATCACAAAATTCACTTTAAAAAGGGCGGACATCAGCCGAACTTCAAGAAAAAAACTGATGCCGCCAGGACTACACACAGCAATGTCGTTATTTACAACCGGAGGCGCACTCCCACCATTTAAATTTAACAGACAAGACCGACTCTTTATGGATATCGGAAATGCGCCTTCGTGTTGTGCCCGGTTTTATTTCACCACCTCCGGGCTTCGGTGGTCTCGGCTATACCCCTACAGCGAGAGCTTGTGTTAACATTTCAATACCCTTACAGTTGAGAGTTATTGATATGTTGGATGTATTTACTCCATTGTTGAAACTTTTTGCTAACGAGCCACTCGAAAGACTTATGTATACGATTATCATTTTTGGTCTCACTCTCTGGCTGATACCGAAAGAGTTTACTGTCGCATTCAATGCTTATACTGAAATACCTTGGCTCTTTCAGATTATCGTTTTTGCCTTTTCTTTCGTGGTCGCCATTTCCTTCTCAAGATTGCGAGCACATATTCAAAAGCATTATTCATTACTACCAGAGCAACGAGTATTGCTTCGTTTATCTGAGAAAGAAATCGCTGTATTTAAAGATTTCCTTAAAACAGGAAATCTTATTATCACTTCTCCTTGCCGTAACCCGGTTATGAAAAAATTAGAACGGAAGGGCATCATTCAACATCAGAGTGATAGCGCAAACTGTTCTTATTATCTCGTCACCGAAAAATACTCCCATTTTATGAAGTTATTCTGGAACAGCAGGAGTAGACGTTTTAATCGTTAGCTTACTGTGTGCTTCTCCAACCATCGGCGCGCACCAGTTTCGGTTTTAAATGTTTTGCTTTTGGTATACGTCATGGCAGTGAACGTTCCATCCTGGTTGGGGAACACGCCGCACACCAGGGATTCGTTGTTGCCGAGGTCGATTTTTTGCATTTTGCGAATCTCACATCTTGTTGCTACGTATAGCGACTTCTGCCTGCCAGAGATCCCAGTCGTTGCTGCGTAAAGCCTGCACAGCCTGGTTGTAAGTGATACCGCAACAATCCATCAAATACTGAACTACTTCGTAATGCACCATCTTATCTATCCCCTTAACGCCGGGTGGCGGAACTAACTGCTGCACTGCAAAATTTGAATCCCGCCGTCATGTTCATACGCCTCGGGCTGGCTACTTAACCCCTGACCACTGCCTGGTAACTCGAAGTATTGCCCGGCGTTCTGTGGGGCGGGGTGGGTTGGTAGGTATATAATGTACTTTGTGTTCATCATTGTAAAGTACTTTAAGTACATTTTATGTATAAAAAAATGAGACGGGATAAAGTGAAGCACAAACCCGGAGGGGGACGCTACCGGATTTATGCTGGTTTAAGAGGCTTTTTGTTTTTTCTTTCGTGCTAACTCTTCGTAAATTGCATTGTACTTCTGTTTTTTCTCCTCAAGAGTTTTTAAAAGTTCATCTGTCTCACTGTCAGGGAGCTCGTCCAGAAGGTCAATGATGATTTTTTGTCTTGGATTTAACTCCTGATAGAAACGTATCTGTCCACTTTCTTCTGTATCCTCTCCCAAAAGATAGGTTGGTGTTGTTCCAATGAGTGTTGCTAATTCCCTTAATTTCTCTCGGCGAGGAATTGTTTCACCATTAAACCATTTGCTAACCGCTTTTGGTGTTAATTTCATTCGACGGGCAATTTCTGCCTGCCTTCCATGTTGTTCATAACCAGCGTTTTCACAGGCTAGCGCAAGCCTACTGGCGAACTCTTTACGCGCTTTATCTTCATGAACCATAAGTTCAATGATATTCGCTCTTGAATGTACTGTCAGTTCTGTTATAGCATGTACTCAAAGTTCACATTGTGAGGGTGATATGAACCAGAAAACACTTGAAGATGTAATCAAAACTGTTCGCGTTTCTGTTGTGGCCGACGTTTGTGGTGTCAGCCAAAGAGCAATCTACAAATGGATGGATAACGGAAAATTGCCTCGCACAGAATATACCGGCGAAACAAATTACGCTGAAAAAATCGCTCATGCATCAAACGGATTATTTTCTGCCGATGCAATTTTAACTATTGGCAGAAATAAAACTACTACGAAAAAGCTGATGGGAGTTGATTCATGAAAATCAAGCATGAGCACATCGAATCAGTGTTGTTAGCCCTGGCAGCCGAAAAAGGGCAGGCGTGGGTCGCTAACGCAATTACTGAAGAATATCTGCGCCAGGGGGGCGGCGAATTGCCCCTGGTACCAGGCAAGGACTGGAACAATCAGCAGAATATCTATCATCGTTGGTTGAAAGGTGAAACGAATGCGCAAAGGGAAAAAATTCAGAAACTGATCCCTGCGGTTCTGGCAATTCTTCCTCGCGAGCTGCGTCACCGACTCTGCATCTTCGATACCCTGGAACGCCGTGCATTACTGGCGGCACAGGATGCACTGAGTACGGCAATTGATGCGCATGATGATGCAGTCCAGGCCGTTTACCGTAAAGCACATTTCAGCGGCGGCGGTTCTCCTAGCGATTCTGTCGTAGTGCATTGATTGAAATTAATCGTACCGAACTGTTTTGTTCGGTATCAGTTAAATGTAACGCTGCGAGCGTTACAAGGTGAAAACAAATGGCTTCAAACTGGATAAAGCTCGAAGTTATTACGCCGGATAAGCCGGAAATATTCAGGCTTGCTGAGATTCTGAATATTGATCCAGATGCCGCATTAGGGAAAGTCATTCGCTTCTGGGCATGGGCGGATCAACAAATGATAGACGGTAACGCAGAGTGTAACGCTCGCGGCGTTACAAAAAGTGCAATAGATCGCATCACTTTTATGGCTGGTTTTGCTGATGCGTTAATTCAGGTTGGATGGCTGGTCGAAACTAATGGTGTGTTGTCGCTTCCTAACTTTGAGCGCCATAACGGGAAAAGCTCTAAAAAACGGGCGGTTACAAACGAGAGAGTAACAAAAATACGAGAACTGAAACGAAAAGGTAACGCTGCCAGCGTTACAAAAACGGATCAAAAAGCGTTACCAGAGGAAGAGAAAGAGGAAGATATAAATACTTATCTCCCCCTAAATCCCCCTCGCCAAAAACGAGCGTCTAAAAAATTCGAACCGGAGGCTATCGAGCTGCCTGACTGGTTGCCGGAAACACTCTGGCATGAGTGGGTTCAGTTCAGGCAGGCATTGCGAAAACCGATTCGAACGGAGCAGGGCGCTAACGGGGCGATACGGGAGCTGGAAAAATTCCGCCAGCAGGGTTTTTCACCTGAGCAGGTGATTCGACACAGCATCGCCAATGAATACCAGGGCTTGTTCGCGCCAAAAGGTGTTCGACCTGAGACGTTACTCCGACAGGTTAACACCGTCTCGTTACCGGATAGTGCGATCCCGCCAGGCTTCAGGGGGTAACTGACCATGAAAAATATTGCGGCAGGCGGCATTCTTGAACGTATCCGCAGACTGGCCCCGCCACATGTAACCGCCCCATTCAAAACGGTAGCGGAGTGGCGCGAGTGGCAACTTTCCGAAGGCCAGAAACGTTGTGAGGAGATCAACCGTCAGAATCGTCAGTTGCGGGTGGAAAAAATTCTGAATCGCTCTGGCATCCAGCCATTGCACCGCAAATGCTCGTTTTCGAATTACCAGGTGCAGAACGAAGGGCAGCGATACGCGTTGAGTCAGGCGAAATCCATCGCTGATGAACTGATGACCGGGTGTACAAATTTTGCGTTCAGCGGAAAACCTGGTACCGGGAAGAACCACTTAGCGGCAGCTATCGGGAATCGCCTGCTGAAAGACGGTCAGACAGTGATTGTGGTTACCGTGGCTGATGTTATGAGTGCCCTGCACGCCAGCTATGACGATGGGCAGTCAGGCGAAAAATTTTTGCGGGAACTATGCGAAGTGGATCTGCTGGTTCTTGATGAAATTGGCATTCAGCGCGAGACGAAAAACGAGCAGGTGGTACTGCACCAGATTGTTGATCGCCGGACAGCGTCGATGCGCAGCGTGGGGATGCTGACAAACCTGAACTATGAGGCCATGAAAACATTGCTCGGCGAGCGGATTATGGATCGCATGACCATGAACGGCGGGCGATGGGTGAATTTTAACTGGGAGAGCTGGCGTCCGAATGTCGTCCAGCCAGGAATTGCGAAGTAATTTTTACCGGGAGAAAAATTTAATGGAGACTGTTTTTGACGCACTGAAAGCAATGGGAAAAGCCACATCCATAGAACTTGCTGCGCGACTTGATATCAGTCGTGAAGAAGTGCTGAACGAACTATGGGAACTGAAAAAGGCTGGTTTTGTTGATAAAAGCGCGTACACCTGGCGTGTGGCTGATAACAATATTCAGCAGGAACAGCCAGCGCAGGCAGAACTGCCGGAAGAAATCACCACAGCAACAGTAGCGAAAATCTCAGAGTGCGATTTAACCGCGACGATTGAACAACGAGGACCACAAACGGCTGATGAGCTGGCTACATTGTTTGGTACCACATCACGCAAAGTGGCTTCAACGCTGGCAATGGCAATCAGCAAAGGTCGTCTGATTCGCGTAAATCAGGGCGGTAAATTTCGTTACTGCATACCGGGCGATAATTTACCAGCAGAGCCGAAAGCAGCATCGGTAGCGGAAACTGATGGTAAGGCCTTTCCTCAGACCGCAGGTGTTGCGTTACCAGTACAGGAGGCTGCAACACAGGAAGATATTAAAACAGAAACTGTGGCGGACATTGTGCAGTCGCTGCCATCGTTTACTGAAACGCGAGCGGATGACCTGGTTTTACCATCACTGCATATGGCAAACCGCGAACTGCGTCGGGCGAAAAATCATCTCCAGAAGTGGGAGCGTGTCTGCGCCGCGCTGCGTGAGTTGAACAAGCACAGGGATATTGTACGACAGATTACTGATTCTTCCCGCCATGTTGCATCGGAAAAGTGATTGCCGGAGGCACCTATGGCAAAAGTATTTACACCAGAAGAGCGAGAAAAAATTAAAGGACAGGTTGTTGAACTTGTACCTCTGAGCGGTCGCGAGACGTTACGGGCTCTGGAGGCTAAAACCGGTGCATCAAGGTATTACATAAGCACTCTCGCCAGAGAACTAGTCGCCAGTGGTGATGTTTACAATTCAGGCTACGGATTATTCCCGTCTGAGCAGGCGCGTAAAGACTGGCAAAACGCCCGCAAAAAACTATCAAGGACAAAGGTGAAGAAACCGGTTGTGGTTGATCCTGACCTTATCTGGTCATTACCAGACGGAGAAATACGCCGTTACGACAGGCGTCTGAACATAATCTGTCGCGAGTGCCGGAAGAGTGAAGTTATGCAGCGTGTGCTGGCGTTTTATCAGAATGGTTTTCGAGAGAGGCTTGGAGATCAGGGATGAATAGAACGATGAAGGATGGAAGCTACATATTCTCGGTACTAAGATTTATTTTTCTGACACAAAATGACCATTTGGCGTTACATAATCCCAAAAAAACGTATCAAAAATCTCAAAATGCGTTACGATTAGAGAGCATTTTGATTCTGCGTGCTCATTTTTTGATTGCTGTGGCTTTTTGTTGTGGGAGTGTTGAATGGATTATTTATCAGAAGTGTTAA